GTTACGAACATCATGTAATAAGAGTTGCGATAAGCAACCAGAACTTGGGGGAGCTTCGGCTCCCCCTTTTTTCTTTATAAATAGTATAAAGGAAGAATGAAATGGTAAAAACGAATCCACTACAAAGACAACCAGATAACTTAGATTTCGCAAACAATAATCAGTTTAGGTTTCAACTTTTGAAAGTTCCTAATGTTGAGTATTTTGTGACAGCAGTTAATTTGCCTGGCATTAGTTCAACTGGTGATGCATCAATTACAACACCTCTTACATCTGTACATTTTATGGGTGATACTCTAGAGTTTGAAGATTTAACTCTGACATTTATGTGTAATGAGGCTTTGGAAAACTATCGTGAAATCCATGATTGGATGATTGGTATTGGTTTTCCAAAAAATAGACAACAGTTTACAGATGCAGTTAATAGTGAACAAGAGATGAATCCTATTCAGTCAAAGATTACTAATGCAAAGACTACTGGAAAACCTTCTGTTCTAATGAGTGATGCAACTCTTACCATTTTGACAAATAAAAACAATCCATCCCTCAGAGTTAATTTTAAGAACTGTTTCCCAACATCACTTTCTGGTTTGGACTACACTACACAAAACACAGATACAGAACAACTTACTGCTACCGTTACCTTCAAATATGATTTGTACGAGTTTGAGGTTTTATAAATATACCGAGCAGACAAGGTGTACTTAAGCAGTATTAGTTTGAGTCTCTCAGATACAAGAGATAATATAGAACAGTAAGTTCCAACCAATCTCTGCTCACTCTATAGGATGATATATAATGACACTTGATGAATTACAACAACAGGCTGAAAAAGACTTAAAAATGGATGACTTGGAACTCGCAGATGAGTCTCTCAAGTCTGCAACTCTTCACCAAAAATATCTAAACATCTACAACAACTTTAGACAACTCAAACTTATGAATGAGGGTAACTATCGTGTTCTCTATCGGAAGAAGTGGGAGTACTATTCTGGTAAATCTGACCCAGAAGTCTATCGTGATAATCCCTTTGACCACAAAATTCTAAAACAGGATTTACCTATCTACCTTGAGTCTGATGAAGAACTTATCAAGGCAAAACAGAAGGTGGAGTATAATGCAATGTGCATGGACTCCTGTGAACGTATCCTCAAACAAATCCAACAACGTGGTTGGGATATAAAAAACGCAATCGAATGGCGTAAGTTTGTAGATGGCGTTCTATGACAAAAATCTCAAAGAAAAATGAGGTGTACTTACAGGTAAATACTGAACCATCTGTTGCAAGGATGTTGTCAGATTACTTTACCTTTGAAGTGCCTGGCGCTCGTTTTATGCCTGCATATAGAAACCGTATTTGGGATGGAAAGATACGTCTTTTCTCACCGGCCACTGGTGAACTATATGTTGGTTTACTACCTTATCTAACTAAATATCTACAAGACTTTGATGAAGAATACATTATAAGTGAGGAATTACAAGATGAAAAAACAATCGACAGAGCAGTACTGGATGGATTCATTCGACAACTTAGACTTCAATCTAGAGGCAAATCTATACGGCCTCGTGATTACCAGATTGGCGCCGTGGACTTCGCAATTAGAAAACATCGGGCTCTTCTGCTCAGTCCTACTGCTTCGGGCAAGTCACTAATAATTTACATTCTTGTTCGTTATTATGAGATGTTACTTGCACAGGAAGAGAATGATAAGATTCTCATTCTTGTTCCCACAACATCTCTGGTTGAACAGATGTATTCTGACTTTATTGACTATGGTTGGTTGGATGCGTACATACAACGTGTGTACAGTGGACATGACAGAAACGTATCAAAGAAGGTAGTTATATCTACATGGCAGTCTTTATATAAGATGCCCAAGAAATACTTTGAACAGTTTGGTATGGTAGTCGGTGATGAGGCACATCTGTTCAAATCTAAATCATTGACATCCATTCTTTCCAAACTTCACTTGTGTAAATACAGGTTTGGATTGACAGGTACACTGGATGGTATGCAGACACACAGACTTGTACTTGAAGGCCTATTCGGTTCACTGAACAAGGTTATTAGTACAAAGGAACTGATTGACAAAAAGACACTTGCAGACTTTTCTATCAAGGCCTTGGTTCTTTCATATCCAGAGGAAGAATGCAAACTCGTAAAGGGTATGAACTACCAAGATGAGATAGACTATATTGTTTCACATGAAAAGAGAAACGAATTCATTCGTGACTTGGCTCTGACAGTAAAAGGAAATACACTGGTTCTGTTCCAGTTTGTTGAGAAACATGGTAATGTATTACATGATATGATAAAGTCAAAGACAGACAGAAAAGTATTCTATGTCTTTGGTGGAACAGACACACAAACAAGGGAGGATATTCGTGCGATTACGGAACAAGAGAGTGATGCTATCATTGTTGCGTCCTATGGTACTTTTTCTACTGGCATTAATATTCGTAATCTTCATAACATCGTGTTCTCTTCCCCCTCTAAAAGTCGTGTCAGAGTTTTGCAGTCAATCGGAAGAGGATTGCGAGTTGGAGATAATAAGGATACCGCTACCCTTTTCGACATCAGTGATGATTTTACCCACAAGTCGAGAAGAAACTTCACACTCACCCACTTTATGGAACGAATAAATATCTATAATGAAGAACAGTTTGATTATGAGATTAAAAGGATAAAAATAAAATGACAACAGAAGATACAAAAATTCTCAAACTATCTAGTGGAGAAGAAGTCATTTGTAATGTTGTGAACAATCCAGAACAATCACATATCAGTGTTGTGTATCCAATGAAAATGCAATCCTATCCTAAGGCTACAAAGAATGGTATTGAAGAATCTCTTTCTTTGCAAAGGTGGATTCATTTTGCTGAAGAGGACACCTTCAATATAGAAAGAACCAATGTCATCACAATGACAGAGGCTTCCTATGGATTATCAAAATTTTATCAGTATTGCGTGAATAAAGCAAAACGTGAAGATGAAGGTACTATGGCTGAACTTCCCACAGATAGGGATTTGGATTTGATTGAAGGAGAAGAAATGTTTGATGAATATGAACCTATATCTAAGGTATATCATTAGATCTATTCATTCTCAAACCCAGCATAGCTGTTATACCGTTTTGTCAAGGGCTTGTCAATAAGTTTTTGAAAATAAATTTGCCTATTGACATCTGATTCAAGATATAGTATGATATATCAAATAATCGCACAAAAGCGATAAATTATGTGGAGTGAACATGGCTAAAAGAAAAACAGGAGTGCATTATGTAAACAATGCACAATTCTTGGAAGCGATGAAAGAGTGGAAAGAGCGATGTAAGGAAGCAGAGGAACTAGGTGACCCACAACCACCAGTGACTAATTATATTGGAGAATGTTTCCTAAAAATCGCAAACCACTTGTCTTATCGACCAAACTTTATCAATTATACTTACAGGGATGAAATGATTTCAGACGGTATTGAGAACTGTTTGCAGTATGCAGGCAATTTCAACCCAGAGAAATCAAAGAATCCATTTGCGTATTTTACTCAAATTATCTATTACGCATTCATTCGTAGAATTCAGAAAGAAAAGAAACAACAACATATTCGACACAAAGTGATTGAGAATATGAATGTTGATATTCTTGCAGTTGGTGAGGATATGGAACAGGCACAGTTTGTGGAGTATCTACAAAAGAACTTCCTACCAGCCGAAGATGTATATAAACCCAAAAAGAAAAAGAAAACTGAACCAAAAGGACTAGAGAAATTTTACGATGAAGATAGCGCTGATAACTGATACCCACTTTGGCGCTCGCAATGATAATCTAGCATTCAACGAATACTTCTACAAGTTTTGGGAGAATGTATTTTTCCCATATCTTGACGAGCATAAGATTGACACGATTATCCATCTTGGCGATCTGATGGACAGACGTAAGTTTGTATCCTATAAGATTGCAAAAGATTTGCGTGAGCGATTTATCCTACCTATTGTGCATAGAGGAATCAAGATGCACATCATGGCAGGAAACCATGATACTTATTATAAGAATACCAATGAAATCAACTCTCTCTATGAACTACTAGGTGGGCCAGGAGAAGAAAAATACCCAGGCATCCAATGTTATGATGGGCCTTGTACTGAAGAGTTTGATGGAACTGGTATTCATTTTATGCCGTGGATTTGTTCTGATAACTACGAGCGTTCTATGAAAAGTATCGAAATGACTTATGCACAAGTGTGTATGGGGCATTTTGAAATCAACGGTTTTGAAATGCATAAAGGACATTTCTCAGAAAACGGATATGACAAAAAGTTTCTGAATAAATTCGATACTGTATTCTCTGGACACTTTCACAAGAAGTCTGATGACGGCCATGTATATTATCTTGGTAATACCTATCAGATGACATGGAGTGATGACGGATGCCAGAAGGGTTTCCATATCTTTGATACGAATACTAGGGAACTAGAACGTATTGTCAACCCCTACACTATTTTTGAAAAGGTATATTATGATGACACTACTACAGATTATTCTGAATTTGATGTCTTGACATTGAAGGAAAAGTTTGTTAAGATAGTAGTAGTAAATAAAAAAGATTTGTATCAGTTCGATAGATTCATCGACAAGGTTCTCTCTCAGTCTGGAGCCCATGAGGTAAAGATTGTTGAGGACTTTAGTGATTTGGATGCATCGAATGTTTCTGATGAAATCATTGAGAATGCAGAGGATACTATGACTCTGTTGGAACGCTACATTGATGAACTTGATGTAGACTTGGATAAAAGAAGGTTGACTAGTATGATGAAGTCACTTTATGTAGAAGCGAGCGACTTAGAACTTTGATTACTTTTAGAACTATAAAATGGAAGAATTTCCTGTCCACAGGAAATCAACCCACAGAAATACAGTTGGACTATTCACCAACTACCCTAATTATTGGAGAAAACGGAGCCGGTAAGTCTACCATTCTAGACGCTCTCTGTTTTGTTCTTTTCAACAAACCATTTCGCAACATCTCAAAGTCACAGTTGGTAAACTCTGTCAACGGTGGTGGTACTCTTGTTGAAGTGGAGTTCAATGTGAACAACAAAGATGTGAAGGTTATTCGTGGTATCAAACCAAACAAGTTTGAAGTTTGGATTGGTGACACTATGATAAACCAAGATGCAAATGCAAGGGATTATCAGAAACATCTAGAACAGCAGATTTTAGGTTTGAACTATCGTTCATTCACTCAAGTTGTTATTCTAGGTTCTTCTACCTTTGTACCTTTTATGCAGTTGTCTACAAAGGCTCGCCGTGAGGTTGTTGAAGATATTTTAGACATCAAGATTTTCTCTTTGATGAACTTCCTACTCAAGAATAAAAACAAATCTCTACTAGAAGATATTCGTGATGTCGAGTACAATTACGACTTGACAAAGGAGAAGGTGAATCTACAAGAGAAGTTTATTGAAGAGGTTGTGAATAATAAGTCTGTAATTATTGCAGAGAATAGACAGAAGATTTACGATAACAACTTTACTATTGATGCAAAGAAAGATGATGTGAAAGCATTACAGATTGAAAATGATGAGTTGTCTGTCAATGCAGAGGAACATACAAAGGTTGAACAGAAACTAAAGAAACTAACACAGACAGAGGCTGCCCTAAAAAACAAAAGGAGTGAACATGAGCGCCAGATTGAATTTTTCCAGAACAACGATGAATGCCCGACTTGCGAACAGTCGATCACAGATGCAACAAAGCAGACGGCGCTCGTTCACAGAACCAGTAAAGTTGGAGAACTCACAGATGCAATCTCAGATGTTGAAAGAATGGAATCTGAAGAACAAGACAGACTCCAACTCATCCTAAACAGTCTGGATAACATTCGTAAGAACGATGTAGAGAAGGCAAAGATACTTTCTTCTATTGCAGAACTAGAAAGGTTCAATGCAAAATTGGAAAGAGATATCCAGAAGTATGAAGAAGGAAAGGCATCTGATGAAGATAAGGCAAAACTTTCTGAACTAAAAGGAAAGATAAAGGTAATAGAAGAACAGAAGTCCAAACTCAATGAGGACAAGTTCTATATTGATGTTGCCCGTAATCTTCTACAGGACAGTGGTATCAAAACCAAGATTGTGAAACAGTATCTACCAATTATGAACAAGTTAGTAAACACTTATCTTTCTTCTATGGACTTCTTTGTGAACTTCAATATTGATGAGAACTTCAATGAAACTATCAAGTCACGTTTTCGTGATGAGTTCTCGTATGCATCATTCTCTGAAGGTGAAAAGATGCGTATCGACTTGGCACTTCTGTTTACATGGAGAGCCATCGCAAAAATGAAAAACTCTACGAATACGAATCTACTCATCCTTGATGAGATTTTTGATTCGTCTTTGGACAATGCTGGTACAGACGATTTCTTGAAGATTCTGAACACGTTTGACAAACAGAATGTATTTGTGATTTCACATAAACAGGATATGTTGTTTGACAAGTTTAGAAACATCATTCAGTTCAAGAAGGAAAAGAACTTTAGTCATATGGTGTAACATGGGAAAGAGAAGTGATTTTGAAAGGGTAGAAAGGGATTTCTATCCAACCCCCTACGAGGCAGTTTTACCACTAACTGACCATCTACCAGACACATTCAGTTTTATAGAACCTTGTGCTGGTGACGGTAGATTGGTAAACCATATAAAGGTACATGGTGGTATCTGCACATGGGCAAGTGATATTGAACCACAGGCAGATTTTGTTTTCAAAGCAAATGCATTGGATGTAGAACCACAAGCTGCAGATTATATGATTACAAATCCGCCATGGAATCGTAAGATACTTCATCCCATGATTGAACACTATTCAGATAGAATACCTACATGGTTACTTTTTGACGCAGATTGGATGCACACAAAACAGAGTGTTCCATTCATGCCTCGACTAAGGAAAGTCGTAAGTATCGGTAGAGTAAAGTGGATTGAAGGTAGTAAGTCTACAGGTAAGGACAATTGTTGTTGGTATCTGTTCACCCAACCAGATAGTATCCCCACAGAATTTTTTGGCAGAAAGTAAAAAAAGTTGTAAAAACATCTTGACTTTGTTCCTAAAACAACATATACTGTATAAGTAAAGTGAGAAAACAAAGTCGTTAGGAGACATTTATTATGGCACATGAACTAGAAATCGTAAACGGACAAGCACAAATGGCATACGTTGGTGACGTTCCGTGGCATGGACTTGGTACTAAGGTTGAGGCAGACCTCGCACCTGGCCAGTTCCAAAAGGTTGCTGGACTTGATTGGGAAGTAACTAAAGAAAAACTTGTTACACCACAAGGTGCAATCGTGAAGAACAAGGAAGCACTTGTTCGTACATCCGACAACACTGTTTTAGATGTTGTTGGAACAGGTTGGAATCCTGTACAGAACTCAGAGGCATTTGAGTTTTTCCATGACTATGTGATGGCAGGCGATATGGAAATGCATACCGCTGGTTCACTCAAGAATGGACAACTTGTTTGGGCTCTTGCAAAAACCAAAGAGAGTTTTGAACTCTTCAATGGTGACTTGACAGAGAACTACTTTTTGTTCACAAACCCTCACCAGTTTGGTAAGGCACTGAACATTCGTATGACACCTATTCGTGTCGTATGTAACAACACTCTCACACTGTCTCTGTCACAAAATACTGACAAGATGGTTACTGTAAATCACCGTAAGGCATTCGATGCCGCAGAGGTGAAAGAACAGATGGGTATTGCTCGTGAGAAGATGGAGCAGTACAAGTCAATGGCAGAGTTTCTTGGTAGTAAACCTGCTACTGGCGATAACGTAATCCAGTACTTCAATGAAGTATTCGGTGCGCCTGCAAAAGAGAAAGAAGATGGTGTACTTCCATTTACTTCTCGTAACGCCAAGACTGCAATGGAAAATCTGCAAACACAGCCAGGTTCTAACTTTGCAGAAGGTACTTGGTGGCAGGCATTCAACTCTGTCACATACATTACTGATCATGTACAGGGTCGTAATGCTGATAACCGTCTGTACTCATCCTGGTTTGGTGGAAATCAAACTCGTAAA